GCTACTAAATCTCTAGATATACCATAATCTAAACGGTTATCAGCATCAAATCTAGTAGTTAAATTTTTAGTATATAACCAAGTATTATCATATTGTTGAGCAACCATATCAACAAATAACTCATATTGAGCATTGTTAGCATCTGATTGTAAGTATTCAGGTATTGCATTGTATAACCAGTTTGGATTATTATCATCATATTCAGATGCTATAACTGATTGACCTCCATAATATTGACTATCTGGATCTGAACTACCAATCCAATTTAATGCTTGTTGACTTCCTGTAGGATATAAAATATAAGGTGGTTCAGTAGATGATTTTGGGTATGAAAAAGCTGATCCACTATTAAAATAGAGAAAGTATTCATAACCATCAAAATTTGTGATTATATAATTAATTGAAGTATTTAATTCAGATTTACTAGAACTATAAGAAGGAGAATTTGGAGTTAATGCCGCAATAGCATTACTTGAAGATTGAATTAAACCTACTTTATAGTAAAAATTTTCTAAACGTGTATGTGCAGAAGAAAAATAAACAAAATTTTCATAATCAGTATAATCAACACTAATATTAACTTCTTTTCTAGCTAATAAGTTACTTAATTGGTTAAATGAACTAGTTAAATCTGTTCCTACTAAAGTTTCATAGTTAAAATCTTGACCTGCTTCTCCACTTTCTTGTGTTACTTGAATGCTATAATTTGGACCCTTTATAAATTGAAAATCATCAGGTACAAATGTAATTTCAGGAAAAATAACATTATATGCTTGTGGTGCAGAAATTTCTTCTACTACCCATAAAGTAGTTTTTAAATCAAATTGTGGGGGTAATGGCTCGTATAATTTAATTAAAACTGAAGGTTCAATTTCAGTTGTTGTATCTAATTTAATGTTATTAGCTATTACTTGTTGGTCATATCCAAAATTAAGTAAGAAATCAACAAAATAATCTGCTAATTCTCTATTTTGAATAAATGTATTACTTGAGGTAATAATTAAATCAGCAGGAATTACATTACTTTTTAATCTAACCTCAGTTCTATCTGAACTAATTTCACTAATATAGTAATTATTATCTACATCTGATGATAATAATTTTCTATAAAAATTATAAGTTGAAAAGAATGAACCAAAATCATATCCAATATCTTCTAAATTTCTATCTGGGTAAAGTATTGTATCACCATTTATAACAGAATAATCTGTTACAATTGCTATTCTATCATCTGATCCACTTATTGGATAAAGTAACTTTTGACTTTCATCGTAAGCATAGTATTCTATGTAATCTGTAGATGCAGTAAAAGCAGTATCTAGTCTTGAAGAGGAAATTAATATATTATCCTGTTCAGTATACTGTTGGAATTCAAATGTAGTTGGATCAACTTGGTTTATTATGATTTTTTGTTCTTCCATATTATTTATACTGCTTGTGGTGTTGCATTAGATGGAGTATTACTCACTATTGTTGTATTTGTTGTATTTACTGCAGGGTTAGAATTTACTTCTTTTAATATATTAGCATATTCACTGTTTCCTGATAAATTAGTTACATCTATATTATCAACATTTATTCCTAAAGGTCTACCAACTAATGCTTCTGCTTTTTCAATTTGTGCTTGAAGTAAATCTTTTCTTAATTGTGCAATTTCATTTTGTAATGCTTGTATTTCAGCATTATCACCTTCAAAATTAATATAATCACCACTAGTTATTACTAAATATTCATGAGAATTAGTTGCTCCAAAAGCGGGAATTTCATAAAATAATTCAGTATAGTATTCAAAAAATTGATTAACAGTAATAGTAGTAGCAAGCTGTTCATTAACAGACATAACCCCTAGCTGATTAAATTGAGTATCAATTATTCTAGGGTATTCTGTTTTTGAATATACTTTCTTTATTAAATCTATTCTTTGTTCTGTTGCCATTATCCATTAACTACTTTAAAATAATAATTTTCATCTAAAACAAGTGTATTATTATCTACTATAGTTTTTACTAATATACTATAATATCTTTCGGGCTCCAACCCATTCATGTAAACTGTAAAGTAACTTCCACTAGCATCACAGCTTATTTGAGTAAAAGTAGTATCAAAATCAACTACAAATTCATTTGTGTCTAAATCTTTAATAGCATAATATGATGAAGATGGTAAAGCATAATTTTTAGTATATGCTGAAGCAGTTTCAAATGTTCTAACTGGAAATTGTGGGCGACAGTTTAATCTGAATTGGTTAATACTTTCACTATAAAATACTCCAGGATTATTTTCTAATGCTACAAATAATTGTGGTGTTCTAATTACAGTTAAAGAACCAGTTACAAATGAAAAATCTTTCCATTTAATTTCTAATTGTGGAGGATAAATTGTATTTGTATCTACTGAATAGTAACTTAATTGAGGGGTTAAAGCTGTTGATTGTTGAAATTCTAATGAACTAGTCCATTTAACAATAAACCCTTCGTTATGAATATCAAATAAACCACTTGCTAAATTTTTAGAAGATGAATACCATACTTTTACAGCATTAGTTACATCAACATTTAAATCTTTATCACTTCTTAAACTAAATGATTGAGTTGATTTTAAATTATTCATTCCTGGATAACCTGAAGCTGTATACCAAGTACCACCACCAGCATTACTACTTCCAGAATAAGAATTAGCTACATATGGGGGTAAACCTCCAGTATTCCAAGGATTAGATCCTGAATAGCTTTGATATACCCAACTTACACCTGTAGTATTCTGTTGTACATCAGCAAATTGACCTGAACCATTATTCCATGAACCTGAAATAGGATATACTTCTATTGTTGAATCAATAATAACGTTTGTAGCTTTTGCTACATATGATTTTAAACTAGCTGATATTGATAAAGATTGAGTTACAGCAGCAATAGTATCAATTACATTATTAATTTGATTTTGATCAAATTTTATTAATGATCTTGCTACTCTAGCTATAGGATTTATATCTGTAACATAGTTAGCTACATCTAAAATAGGATCTAACCCAGTATTCATTGCTGGGTAAGCACTATATATAGCTGCGTCTTTTGAGGGAAATAATTTATATACTGCCATAATTATAAGTTTACTACTCTACCTTTAATATCAGTGTTTGGATATTTTAATTCAAAAATACTAGGATCGAGTGATGGAAAAATTGTACCATTTTGATTTGCTCCATTCATATCATAAGCCCATTCTGAATATCCAGATGTTGTTCCTGCTTTATTAGTAATATTTACGGATTTAACTGTTTGTACCCCATCAATTGCATCTAATAAAACATACAAATCTGGGACTATAATTGGTTGGTTAATTTGCCATCTGTTTGTATTAAAATAAACTTGTAAAGCTTGGATACATTTTTGTAATACTTCGTTATTATTAAAATTTGGGTAAGTAATTATTTGAAAATCTACAGCAAAATTGATTACAAAAGCATCTTTAATACTAATTGTATCACCAATCATTCTATATTGGTTAATATAAGTTCTTATATTATTTTTTAAAGCATTAGATGCTGCAACTAATTTATTATTTATATCATAGGTTAAAACGTATAAATCTAATGTTGTTGTTGGTTCTAATGCAGATGGTTTTTGTGTGAAAGCTTTAGCTACAACACCATATTTTGAAGGTAAACTTAATGCTCTAACTAAATAATCATCAGCAGTTACGTTTCTTAATTGTGTTGCAAAGTTAGAAATTGAATTTTGTCTAATTTCTTCTATTGAATCTCCATCTTGTCCTCCACTTGCAGGTCGAGGATTATTAACTGCTACTGAATTAAATACAAAATTAGAAGTAACAGGATCTAAACCACCTTTTTGGAATTTTATTGTTGAAGTATTAGTAATATTATTAATAGTATTAGCTAATACATTTGATCTAACACCACCACCAGTATAATAACTTATAGTTAAAGTAGTATTAGTAGGAGAAACTCCATAAGTATTTGTAAAAATAAAGTTAGTTGGGCTGTATGCTGTTGTTAATTTATTTTGTTCAAATGGTAGTCCTAAACCTACATTAAAGGGATTTGGAGTTACATCTTCACTTGTTGTTAATGGGTTACCAGCACCAAATTGAATTTGTAATTGTGTGGTTGATAAAAATCTAGTAGCAAATCTATTTTGTACTTGTTTTAATTGTAAAACATAAGGTGTATCTAATTCAGCATTATTATTTGGATCGTTTACGTTAGTATTTTTAATACCATCATATACCATTTCTTGAGCTAAATAATCAACTTCATACCATTTATTTCCATCACTATCTACTATATCAGCAATACCTGCTATATTAGCATCTTCAAGAACTATAGTAGCAAATTCTTGAGGTTCACCAAAAGAATATTGTAATTGATTAATTGTACCTGAAAATACTTGTCTTGTTTTCTTTAATAAAAAGAATATAGGATCATTATTTGAAACTTGAGCTACACTAACTTCTGTTGGATCTAAAGAACTTGATACAGTAAAATCTATTGGATTTTCTGTTGTAAAATTAACTGGAGCACCTGCAGAAGTAGCTAATTGTGTATTTGAATCTATGTATAGAGCATAATCATAATCAGGAATATAAACACTAGCAGATAATTTAGCAGGTACTTGTTGGTAAAAATCAACAGCGGTTGTAGCTAAACCTGTTACTCTAGGTTTGTATCCGTACATATAAGCTAAATCATATAAATTATCATATTGTCTAGCATATTGAAGAAATGTTTCTTGAACTTGATTATCAAGATAAAAAGATAAAACGTCACCAACATAAGCTGCTTGTTCCATAAACATCATACCTGGGGATGTTTCAGAGAAATCGGTGTAGGTTGTTGGGAAGTAAGTCTGTGAGTAGTTAATCAATTGACTTCTATACTCAGAGAAATCTTTATTTACATAGTTTATATTTCTTCTAATAGCCATTAGTTAAAATTTAGGGTTAATTCATCTTCGATACCAGTATTATTAATAAAATAATATATTTCAACTGTAATAATATTGCTATCTATATCGTATGTGCTTTGTAATACTTTTAATTCTTTAAGGGTAATTTGAGGAAATTCTACACTAATTTTAGCTTGAATATCTTCTTGTAAAAATTCTAGAGTATTACTAGCGATTTGTTCAAATATAAATCTTCGTAATCCACCCCCAAATTCTGGATTACCTGGTCTTTCTCCAGGGTTAGTTAAAAAATAGTTAATTAAATTATTTTTAACTGCTTGTGATGTTAAATAATTAGGAGTAAATACCCCACCCGCCGAAAATGGAAGATCGACACCTATACCAACTCTGGCTCTAGTGTCATTGGGTGCTATTTGTACTGCTCCAAATGCCATTATACTTTACCTCCCATTAATCCCATAATCATGCTCATATCTACTTCACCTACTGGTAAGCTACTATTTGGAGAAGATGTATCTATAGATGTAATTTGTAAAGGTTGAGATACATTTTTAGAACTAAACTGTGCTGCTGTTTCTCCTAAAATGTTTCTATATGCATCTCTCATATCTGCTTTAGCCTGTGGGTTTAAAGGAGATGGAACTTGAGGAGCTACATTTATAGGTGTATAAGTAGCATGTTCGGTTACAACTTGTTTTGGAGACTTAATTGCTTCTAATAAGATGTCTTTAAGTTCTTCTTGAATAGCTTCGCGTACTGCGTCTTTTACTACTGATTTTAATTCACTTAATTTCATATTGGTATTGTGTTTGTTATAAATATTATATTAATTTGCTTTTAAATTATTGTTTCGAATATAGAATGCTAATTCGTCAATTAAGATTTGTGGTTGAGCACTAAATGATGGTTCACCTTTTAATACTACAACACCAGATGAATCAGATGCTGTTGCATATCTTCTATATAAATCTCCAACTTTACTTTTTTGATCTACTACTACGTCCATTTTAAATCCATTTACAAACTGTAATATTGGAGCTTCTTCTTCTGAAGTGACTGTTAATGCTAATAATTCGGCATTAATTTCTTCCATTGGTATTTGACCATTAGAACAGTTCTCAATAAGTAAATCTATTTTTTTAAGATATCTTAGAATTATAATTAAACATATAATTAAAAATATTAAGGCAATTATTAAAGCTTTTCTAAGTTCTTTTTGAATATTTTCTAAGTCTTTAAATAAATCTTCTATATCTTGTAATTTAGCAAGTAAACTATAAGGTACACCAGTACCCGGAGGTGTAGAAACGGGGAATGGTAGGGATGAAATTGATATTTTTCCAGATTTGAATTGGGCGCTTAAATATAAAAATATGGCGGCTAATACCGTATTTAATATAATAACACCATATATTTGATTAAGTTGTCGAACAATAGAATTACGGCGGGCTATACACGCTCTTAATAAAGCGTTATTAGGACATTTATATTGTTTAGCATCGGCTTGAGCCATTTTAGTTATACCAAATAATATAAATAAACCAATAGCTAGGGGTAAAAGTTTATTTTGAACAATACTTGCAAATTTTAATATTCTATTTTTTAATGCAACTATAGTTTTTTCTACAGCAGTTAAAGCTATATTTGCTGCTTTTTCAGCAGCACCATTCATTTCTTTTTTAATTTTTTCTGCTTCTATTTTAGCAGCTTCCTTTATATTTATTAAACCCTTAATAGGTAAAGTTTGAAGAACTTCATTATTTCCATTTAAAATTTGTTGAATATCAGGAGCATAGTCATCCATTTCAAATAATAGGAATGGTTTAACTAATACTTTATTACCTAATGCTGGGATTACAGGTACCCCAAATCTAAATGTAAATTCTCCTTTGGCATCAGATTTAAGGAATTTATCTTGGGCTTTACTATCGTATTTAAATACTTGTCTTTTAACAATTATAGTTTGTTTTTGACCATTTTCATCAACAATATTTTCCTTAACATCTACAGTTTCAGGAACCATTGGAAATAATGATATTTCAGGAGTAACTTTTACACCTTGAATTGGTAGATTTGTTTGTTTATCATACACTCTACCTGTAGTAGAAAATGTTTGAATAACAGGAACATATTGTTTTAAAGTATTAAGATATTCTTTAGCAGAAAAGTTTTTAACTCTATTTCTAACATCTTCAACTGTAACTCCAGGGGGTAAAGCTCCGCTAGCTTGTGCTTTTGCTGCCTCTGCTTTAGCTACTAAATCCTTACCTTTTGGGGATTGAAGAAAGACATTAGCTAAATCTAATAATGCTTTTTGATCTATCATATTAAGCTAATTTTACTTTTTGTGATACTAAATTTGGAATTTGATTCTGAATATTAGTTATAGAATCTTTCATTAAATAAGCAACAGCTGGGGTAGCATTTAATGATAGTTCTTTATTTAAAGCATCAGCTAATTGTGATAAACTATTTAATAATGCTAAAAATTGATCCATAAATGCATCTCCTAATACTGCGGATTGAGCAGCATTAACTTGACCTATAGAAACATTACCTTTATCTGAAAGTATACTAACATTTCCATTTTGTGATTTTATACCAACATCTTCTATTGCCTCTAAAACTATAGATTTTTTAGAAGAAAATAATATACTATCTGTACTGGTATTAAATAATAATCTCCCAGAATTTAATATTACTTGTTGTTGATTAAATGATTTTGGAGATATAGGAGCTTTTGAAATTACAGCTGAAAAAGGGATTGTTGATGCCTCACCTTCAGCTTTTCTAGCTACAGCAATATCTAATGGAATTTGTTGATTTGAGGTTAAATATATTGAAGATAAATCTACATTTACATCTTCTGTAACAGGAATCCAACCATCAGTTTGTGATGTTGGTGGTTGACCATTTCTTAAAATAGTAATTGGATTACCATTTGCTCCACTTTTAGACCAGTTATTTGTTATTTCAGCTGTTACATTTGAAGTAGCTCCTAAACGAATACTATTTCCAAATCTACCTTCAAATATATTATCACCTGCAAAAGGTAAAATAGGATGAATATTTGGTTTTTCAATAAAAGTACCACCACTATTACCATTTAAATTAAGTGTTAGTGGTTGAGTTGATTGTTTTTGAACATTTCCTGCTGTTATATCAAATACAGATTTTTGCATTGATGGAGCAGAGGTATTATAAGGAGCATAGTTATCTGGAAATGCATTATGATGTTGACTATTCCAAAGGCCTATAGGATTTAAATAGTAATAATCACCATTACCACTGATTTGTGATTTTTCTTGGTTAGGTAAAAAGAATAATAATACGAATTCGTTAACTAATGGATAATTTTTTAAAAATGGTAATAATGGTCTTGCAAATGAACCTTTAGTATTATTTTTAGTTTGAGCACTAGGTGCCGCTTCAGTTAATTGAAATTTAATAGTTCCAATACCTGACCATCCTCCTACGGCATTAAAATATTCAGAATTTGAATTTAAAACAACATCGATAACCCTAGCACTAATTACATTATCAGATAATGAATTAAGAGCACTAAGTGCAGATGAGTTAGATGATGAAGAACCACCTGAAATTGCAGCAACACCAGTTTTAAGCATTATTTATCTTTATTTTCTTTAAAATCATTATTTAATTTATCTAACTCAGCCATTAATTGTTCTTTTTCAATTTCACTAATTCCTGAGCTATCTTCGCTAGTACTTGTGTTAAGCGCACGTTGTACTATAGTAGCCATTTTAATTAATTGTTCATCGTTACGAACGCCAATTTCTAGGTATTCTTTTATAAGTGGTACAATTAAAGTAGCGTCTCCAATATCAGCAATTAATGGTTTTAATTCCGATATTAGACCCGATATTTGTTTTTCTTTTCGTTTTTGGTTATCGTAGATTTCTCCTAGGATATCGGAGAAACTCTTTTTTCCGAATATAATACTATCTAATCCCATAATATATTTTTATTATAAATATGGATATAGAAAAAATTTAAAATTTACACCACCCGTTTTCCAAATAAAAGATATATTGTTTTTTAAATATATCATATAGTTGATCTGCTATTTTAGTAATTTTTGGTGTTTTAACATCTATAATTTCTCTAATATAAATGTAAAGTGCTTTTTTATTAAAAATTTCTATAGTCTCTTTGTTTCTAAATAATTCTAAAATTGCGTCCGCTATTTGAGCATCATTCTTTTTAGGAAACAATTCAAATATGTTTTCGGTAACATAATCTACATATAAATCTATGTATTTAGATAAATCATCTTTTACATCATTTTCATTTTCATCCATACTATATGAATGAGTAGATCCTTCATTAGTTAAAACCTCAATATCTAATTTTTGTATTTTTTTACTGTAGTTTTTGGTATTATATAATATTAACCAACGTTTAACTATAGTACCAAAGTATGAATATGCTTTAGCTCCTCTGGAAGGATCAAATAAATGCATTTTTGATAATAGGAAAGTGATTATCTCATGCTGTAAATGTTCTAAATTTTCCACTTCAGTGTGGTAAAACTTAAATGTATGGATAATATTCTGAGTAAGTTTGAAGAAAGGATAATGTATCTCTTCTTCATATATTCTACTTCTTACAACTGATGATTTTTCATTATTATATCTTACAATGGCTAATTCAGTATCGTGAGTAAAGTAATTTTTGCTTTTAGGATTTCTGGTTTTTTTGATCATTAGTTAATTTTAAAACGTGATATACTTTTTTGTATAACCTTTATTTGTTCAAAAAACCAACCTATTTCATCATCGCTATTAAACATACCTTTATCATCAATTTGCTTAAGGCGTTTATCAGCTACATCAATTTGATTACCAAATTCTTTAACGAATTCACTATATTTAGATATAAGATCTTCTAGCTTTTCAGCTTTTCTTAAAAGGTTAAAGGTCGTGTATCCTAAGATAACGACCAATATTCCTAATACTATTGTAATAATTTCTAGTGTCATAAACTATCTAACATGCTTTTTAGTCCTGGGCTTGATACTGAGTTGAGTGCTTTGGCTTTAGTACTTTTGTTTGTTGATAATGTATAATTGCTTTTTTGCTGGGGCACGGAATTTTTAACATCTCCTCTTAATTTAGGTAACCATTCCACCTCAAATTCAATTCTTGCGGCCATTAAGTCGGCTTGGTGCAATATAAATGGAAGAGAAGTACGTGGTTTTTGTTCAACACCCCACCCCATTAAATATTTTTTATTACCTTCATCATACAAACCATCATGGGTCTGAATGGCAATCATTTCATTAAATGAATACTGAATACCATGGGATTGAAGAAGGAATAAACTACGGTCTGGAACAGATGCAAATGCTAATTTAGTATTAAACATATAATCTTCTCCTAATTTATCTTTTCTCCATTGGTCAGTTTGAGGAACATAGGCATCATTTTCTTCATCTCCTAATTTACCTAGGTCATGGTTAATGGCCGAGAATACTAATTCTTCCTGGGTGAATGTCGTCATATCTGCTCCAAATCCTTCCCAAACAGCGGATAATGCCAAAGCCCCACGAACCACTCTATTAACGTGATCTACATATCCTCCTGGGAATGCACTATGGTATTCTTTTTTATGAGCCGCAGGCATTAAAATGATACGGTCTTCATATTTTTTATAGAAATTTAGTAATGCTAATTTCCTATCTCCAGTAATGTAAGTTTCAATATTGGAGTTAAATTCGATCCAATTTGCTTGGAGTTTTTCTGCTGTTAGTTGCATAACCTATTTTATTTAAATTTATCGTCTGTTAACTTCGTTTGGTGTAGTTGGCTCGTTATCAATTGCGGATTTAATTTCCTCAATTTCTTCTATTCCTTCTTCAATTCTCATTTTAAAATCCGATATTGGTTGAGCAGTGTTAACCATGTATCTTAAGGTAGCAAATGTGCCTTCTAATTTTTCTAATCTTTTCGTAATGTATTCTCGATTTTTCATAATTATATTTATGTTTAAAACAGGGTATACCATATACCCCTTGTTGCCTCTATTCCCCTATCCTTTTCATTCCCTTTTTTCCAAAACCCTGTAATTCAAAGTTACGGAAAATAAGTTAAACAGACAAGTTATTTTTAAAAGCTTTTTTAAGTTTTTTTATTTCTAACAATTTGGCGCATCTTTCATATTCTTCTGTACTCTCAAAATATTGAAGAGCTTGATCTAAAGTAGTAATAAAAGGTTCCATTTTAAAATCAATCAAAGCATTTAAATGGTATTTATTATTTAAATCAATTTGACTTATATAATACCATGCTCTGTTGTAAACGGTAAACATTGAAGCATTCTTTGTAGTTTCCACGTCATAACTAGGATGTTCTTTCTTCAAGAATTTATCCAATTTTTGGTGAAATATTGAATGATTTACAATTAATTTAGTGAACATACCAATTTTAGTAAAGGGATCTTCTTTAAGAAGAGTTGCACCTTGTTCAATTTCTTCCTTTACTTCAGGTTGATGATCAAATAAATCAAATATTTTATTTTTATTTACCATAGGGGGTAATTTATTATAAATATATTATAAATCCAAACCATCTAATTCAGTCTCTATTTCCTTTTTCATTTCAACTAAATTATTATATTCAGATACAATATCAATTTTTGCAGGATTTTCTGGATGATATTTCCATAATTCTTCCATTACTGTAGAGACTGATATTAAATCATTAATTAAATCAGCTTTTAAATTTTCATTAACTGTTTCTTGATTTTCTTCATCAAAATCTCTTTGATTCATTCTAAATGTTTCGTTGTAAGACATAATTTTAATTTTTAAGTGTTATTTTTTTAAATTTTAATTGATAAGGGCTAATATAAGGAAAACCTCCTTCTTCATCACTATAAATTTCTTTATAAGGAAATGATACAGGATAATGATATTGAAGACTGTTTTGCCAAAATGTAGGATTTATTATTTGTGATAGATCTTTACTTTCAAGTAATTCAAACCCACTATTTTCTGCTATTTTTATAACTTGATCTACTGTTTGGGGTTGGTAAACATGATATTTAGCCCAATGTTCTTTATTTGCTATTTGATATTCATTAGAGCTAACATCAAACCATTCTTTCATAAATAATATTCCCCCGTCTATTAATATTTTATTTGTATTGTTAAATGTATTTTCAATATTAGAATAAAATAAACTTTCTAAGAAAAAACAATGAGTCATATCTTCCCCATTATATATCTCCATATTTTCTACTTTAAAAATATTATCAGGAAAATTTAGTTTTGCATATTTTATACATTCCTCACTATCTGAAATACCTTCTACATAACAAAACTCACTTAATTTATTAACAAAATATCCTGCACCACACCCCATATCAACAACCCTAGATTGTTTATTTACACCACTTTCTTTAATTAAGTATTTAGCAAATTTTTCTCCACTTTCACCAACAACACTAACGTGATAAAATGGAATTTCATCTATATGGGTAAATAAATCTTTAGATTGAACATCATAAAATTCTTTTTGATTATTCCATGGGTATTTTTTATCCAACATAATTTTTACCTATTTTTTCTATTATTTCTTTTGCATCTTCAATTTCAATTTGAAAAAATTCCCTTTGTGAGTTAACGCGGTATTTTTCTAAGGCACGATGTACTTCATGTTCCATAGATTCACCGTTAAAACAACGGAAAGCCCATATAACTTCGTATGGTAATGCCACACCCGTAGCAGCAGATATTTGTTTTGCTCGTTCATCTGGAGTTAATTTAGTATAACCAATTTTTAAAATCCCGGGTTGAGTAGGATTTGATAAAACATAAACCCATTGATCTCCTTCACCACGATTCGAAAATTTATTTCTTTTTCTAGCTGTAAAATATGTAACATCTTCCCAACCATCACCTTGTTTTGAAGGTGTAATTGTAAAATATTCTGCATTTCTTACACTTTGATCCAAAAAATTCTCCTTTAAAGGAATAAATTCTTGCGCTTCTTCTGTAGTTATTCTTCTCATTATCTTATAAAATAATAAACAGTATCTGTATCATCTGAAACATAAAATCCATCTACCTTAGTAGTATTAACGTCAAAATTAGTAATTACATTCCTATCAATCATTTGTTGTAACGCATATGGACGGAATGATTCATTATTGGTAATATATTGTTTAAGCAAAACCCCATCTTTAAATTGATTGCAGAAATGTCCACCATCTTCATTAAGGATAAAATTATAAGTAGCAATAACTTCATTATTTAAATTATATCGATAATCATCATATTCTTTTTCTCCATTAATATTTAATCCTACATAAAGTGAATCAAATTCAACATAATCAATATGTGGTAATTTAGTAAACTTTAAAATAGATTCATCAATTCCTCTTATAGAAACAAACAAATAAATAGATTCTACTTTATCTTTATAACATCTAATTCCCCCGGTTTTAGAATTAAAATTTATATCCCAAAAATTTATATAATCCTCAGGTAATTGATCCATTAAAACATCAGTAATAAATTCATTAGTAAATTCAATACCATTATACGTTAATTCTTTCATATTATTCAAATATTATTTTAAATTCTTTTTCAACTGATCTACTTTCACCTGTATCTGTATTAAAAATAGTTTTAACAAATACTTTAGCTGTATCGCCTACCATTTCATTATCAAGATACATTTGTTGTTTTGGTGTATAAGTATATTTACTACGAGTCCCAATTAATGTTGATGAGTAAGGACAATCTAAACATTGATGACGATTAATTTGGTAACCTGCTATATTCATTGGTGGGTGAATACTAGCCATATTTGGTATAGTATACGTTAAATTTCCAATTGGGATCGGGGTATTAAAACCACCCCCAGTAAAATAACCTAACACGCTATATAACGGTACTGTAAATTGAATATTATTAATCCAAACCCAATAATTTGAATCGAAAATAGTTTCTACTAATGGTACTCCATTAATTACATATTTAGGATCTAATTGATCTATATTTCCCTTAATAGTAAAATATCTTAAACCATTATAAGGAACATGCCAGTATCCATTTGCATCTTGATATCTCCCTGGAGATACTAAAGGATCAATTTCAAAAAATGTATCACAAGAACCATCAATACAAGGATATGGGTTCGGTAACTCCTCTGGGCTACATGCCCAGAAGAGACTTACTATAATAAGGAATAATATCTTTTTCATTATGCTACTAATTCTAAGGCCTTGTTAAACATCGCTTTATTTAAATCTAAATCTTGTTTGAAATTTTTAATTTTACGAGCTTGACGAACTCTACCTCTTACTGTAAGGTATGAAAAATTACCTTCCATAATGTTCTCTTGAACGCGATTAAATACTTCCCATAAACCATTTCCATAATCTTGGCTACGTTGTGGGTGTAAAACTTGCTCAACTGCAACTTCTCCAAAGGTATTATCTGTACCTTCAACTCTTAATTCAAGTAATGACTTAGCTAATTCTAAAATTTGCTCTTCACCTAATTGAATCTCTTTCATTTTATTCATAGATTCAACTGTTAATGGTAAAGACTCAACGATTGAACGAATTGTTGATTGTAAAGCATCAAAATCATAACCCATATGACGAACTTTAAAATCTGCAAATTGCTCTGTAGCAACTACTAAACCGTTCTCACAAATCATACGGAATAAACCTGGAGTAAAGGTAAATGAATTTTTACCATC